GACCCGTTGACATGCTCCAGTTATATGATAAAAAATATGTCGAAGCAGTCAAAGGATTCTCAATAGAACAAATGGGAAGACGAAGACGAGATGAATACCAAGCAGGTGTTCCTCGAATAGGAAAACAGTAAGGAGAAAACTATGGCTATAACACAAGCGATTGCAAACAACTTTAAAAAATTACTACTAGAGGGTGACTCTAATTTTAAACAATCTGGTGGTGATAAATATAAGTTAGCTCTTTATACTTCTTCAGCTACTCTTAACTCAGCAACAACTTCTCTATTAACTTCTGCACCAACTAACGAAGTTACATCAGCAAACTATTCAGCTGGTGGTGGTGCACTTGTTAATGCTCCAACTTCTTTAACAGCTGGTGTCGCAAGAGCGGACTTTGTTGATTTGTCATTTCAAAACGTTACTTTGACAGCTAGAGGAGCTTTAATTTACAACACATCATCTGCAACTACTAACTCTGCAGTTTGTGTTTTAGATTTCGGAGCAGATAAAACAGCTACTTCAGGTACGTTTACAGTTCAGTTTCCAGCACCAACATCAACAGCAGCGATTTTAAGAATCTCTGGTTAAATAGGAGGTAACCTCCTATGGCATCAGGAACTTGGAATACTGGCTCTTGGGGTCAAAATCAATGGAATGATAATGCGAATCCAACGCCTATCATTACAGGGTTTGGTATGTCTGCAGCACTCGGAGACGAGTCAAGCTCAACAGAAATTAATACAGGTTGGGGTAGACAAGAATGGGGTCTTCAAGGTTGGGGTATTGCCGGCACAACTATTCCTACAGGAATTTCAGCAACATTTAGTTTAGGAAGTGTTACTACATCAGCTGATGCTAACACAGGTCCATCTACAAATAACAATCAATTATTAACAGCAGCTCTTGGGAGTGTAACAGCTATAGGTTTAGCTGAAGTTCCAGTAACAGGTTTTGCACTTACAAATAATTTAGGAACAGCTGATGCTGGCCCTGATGCTATGGCAACAGGTGATGCAGTTGTTGCAAGTCTTGGTACAGTAGAAGCATTTAATAATGAAGGTTGGGGTAGACTTGGTTGGTCAATAAATGACTGGGGTGACGCTGGTAGTTCTGCACAAGTAGATGTTTCTGGAATTGCAATGACCGCAGCTTTAGGAACTCCAACAGAAATTACTGGTGATGCAACTATTGTTGCTAATACTTTAAATGTAGCTCAGTTAACTTTAGGTGTTGTCGATCCTGCACCTGATGCAGCAGTAACTGGAAATTTCATGATAGGTGCTTTAGGTACTCTTGGAATGCAAGGAGATGTTTTACCTGTTCCAACAGGTATAGCAATGAGCGCTAATTTAGGAAGCGTAACAGTAGATTTAAATCAACAAGTAAATGTTACTGGAAATCCTTTATTAGCAAGGGTTGCATCTGTAACTGCCTTTACGGATGTTAATGCAACTTTCAATGGTTTTGGGTTGACTACAACAGTAGGAAGTGGTAATGCTCTTATTTGGAACGAAGTAAATACCGGTTCCGCTCCAATAGATCCTCCAGGCTGGAGAGAAGTCGTTGCATAAAGAGTTTGACACTAACTCTTTATTTTTATAAAATAAACGATATAAGGAATTTAATATGGCAAATTCAACATCAGCAAATTTAAAACTTACAGTACAAGCAACTGGGGAAAACTCAGGAACTTGGGGACAAATTACAAATACTAACCTTTTAATTTTAGAACAAGCGATTGGTGGTTTTACTACTTTTAATATTACTAACGCTGCTAGATCTTTAACTTTTACTAATGGTGCTTTATCAAATGGTAAAAATGAAGTTATTAAATTAACAGGAACTTTAGCTTCTAACTTAACAGTAAGTATTCCAAACTCAGTTGAAAAAACTTACCAAGTTCAAGACGCATGTGATCATGCTGGAAATACTTTAACTTTTAAAACTGCATCTGGAACAGGTGTTCTTTTATGTGAAGGAAATAATTACACATTATATTCCGATGGAACTAATGTTGTAAAACTTCATGAACAAAGAAATTGGAGAGCAGTATCAGCAGCAGAAACAGTTCAAGCTGGAGCTAAACTTTTAGTAAATACAAATGGTGGAGCAGTTACAATAACTCTTCCAGCGTCACCAGCTACGGGTGATGAGGTACATTTTGCAGATCAAGGTTATGATTTCAATACTAACGCATTGACTGTTGGTAGAAATTCTTCTAATATAGCTAATGCAGCATCGGATCTTGTAGTTAATACTCAAGGTGCAGCTTTTTCATTAGTTTTTTCTGGAGATGCTACAACAGGATGGACTTACACGGAGAAATAATATGTCAAATTACGAAGCAACAAAATACGATTTTTCAGGAGCAAACCTTACAGGTATCGAAGGAATTCCTACAGCAACTATTGTGCCGTGGTCTTCTGCGTCAGTACCATCTGGATTTTTAGAATGTAATGGACAAGCTGTTTCAAGATCAACTTATGCAGATTTATTTGCAATTGTAGCTACAACTTATGGATCTGGAGATGGTTCATCAACTTTTAACGTTCCAGACTTACAAGACAATGTTGCAGTTGGAAAATCTAACAACAAATCTTTAGCATCGACAGGTGGAGCAAACACTGTTGCAGTGGCAGCTTCTGGTAATGTTGGTGGTTCAACAGCAAATGCAACTTTATCTACAGCACAACTTGCATCTCACAGTCACACTCTTAGAAGTTTTGTTGCACAACAACCTTTTCCACAAACTCCATCTATTTCACAGGCTCAGACTAGACAGCTTAGTAATACTACTTTTAATACTGGGAGCCAAGGTTCAGGAGATGGACACTCTCATAATATGAGTGCAACTTTTTCAGGTGACACAGCAAACCCATCTGTATTACAACCTTATTTAACAATTATTTATATTATTAAGACTTAGGAGAAATTATGGCAACAAACGCAAATTGGACAATAGTATTTGAAGACAAAAAGATAATTAAAAATCATGCAGAGGGTGCCGATGCAGGTGTTGGATACTTAATTAATGATGATGCTTTTTGGGCAACTACTGATTTTCAAAATATTTGGGCTATTCAATCAGGTACTTCTAATTCTTCTGATGAAGTAGAACATAGAGATGACACACCTCATTGTTCTTTAGCTGACGAAGGAATAGATATTCAACAATTTGTCACTAGATGGGACGCTGTTCACTTAACTCACTTACAAGGTGAGTGGGATGCTGATAATGTTGAAGGTGAAAGTGAATCCGATAAAATTGCTAGACTAGGTCCAAGACCTACTTCTTATTCTTCATAATTTAAAAAATTACTCATAGCATATCTAGGGCCACAGTCTTCATGAAACTGTAATGAACAATGGTAAATTTTAGGATCAAAAATAATTGCCCTATTTTCTTTAAATCCTATATGAGAATTTAAAACATAATCTTTATTTACTTTATCATAAAAACCTGTACCACTATTCATTAATTGATCTCCTTTTAAATATACTAAACAATTTACATCATTAAGTGGATCTTTATGAGGGGTTGCTCCTTTATGTTTAGTGCTCAATAAATAATCATGTTCAAAACTTTTTATATTAAGTCCCATATTTTTTAATATGTTTTTCATTTCTTTCACAGCAAAGTGATTGAAATCTAATGAAGAATTAAAATATATTCTTTGGTAAGGATTTTGATCTTCTTTTCTAACAGTTGCATTTCTATTTTCAAACACACATTTTGAAATATCAAAAAGTATTTCATTATAAATTTTATTGTTAAAAAAATTATCTTTTATTATTAAGAAGTCTTTTATTTTTATCATGATAATTTACTGCAACCAAGCCACTATACAATATCTTGTTCCTTTTGTAATTGGTTGAATACTATGAGGATACATAAAATTACTTGGAAAAAATACCACCGAACCTTTACCAAGTTTTAATCTTTTAATCTCTTTTTCTTTTTGATCTGTAAAAATTAAATCACCACCTTTATAATTGTCGTTTAAATTCATGGTAATACTTAAATGTCTAGCTGAGTCACTAGAATGATCAGTGTGAAAGTCATACTTACCACCTACAGGGTATTTTAATAAATCTATTTGATTAATTACATTACTAGACATTTTGGGAAATTTAATTTTATAATAAAAATAAATTCGTTCAATTTCTTTTTTTATATAATTCCAATAAAAATCATCAGTGGGTTTTTTAAAATTTAAAAGATATCCTTTTACATTTCTTATATTTTTATTAATACCTTCTTCTTTGTATCCTGTGCCAATTTTTAAATTTTTTTTAGCCTTTTTATTTATTAAAGGTATAATTTTATTTATGAAATCTTGAGAAATTACATTTTTAATTTCTACTATAAATTCAGTATGATCCATTATGGTCTTAATAGCAGCCAAGAAGTTAGTATATATTTTTTACCAGACAAAGGTGGATTACCTCTATGTAAATAAGGAAAGCCTGCTGGCCAAATAACTATTCTACCTTTTTTAGGGTTAACTCTTTTTGAAAAATGCAAGAATTCTGTTTCACCTCCTTCTTCAACATCATTTAAATATATAGAAAAAACAAAAGCTCTTTTTTCATTAGCAGATCCTTTATTATGTTCTATATGCCAAACGTGATAGCCTTCTGTAGGTAATGTTTTTTGAATCTTTAAATCTGTGAAATGAAACTTATTATCATAAGCATCATTTGCTCCTGTGGTTTCACAGTAATGACTCCAGGCTATATCAAAGTTAACCATTATGGGTTTTAATTGCTCCCACCAGATATCTAGGTTGTTTGGCACCGCAAAAAATTGTTTATCTTGTTTGCTTAAAATAGATGCCCCTTCAAAATTAAGTCTACTTATAGTTTTTTCAAATTTGTTTTGATCTTCATATAATTCAATAGCTTTATTACATTCTTGTTCAGTAATGTAATTATCATAAACACCTATAAAATTATTTATGTTAACTGTTTTTTCTTTCATTTTCATTTTGTATAAATATTTGAATTGTTTTTCTAGGAATTATTGAACTCGTAACCGGTGTTACTTTATGCTGTAAAGGAGCTTTTACAATAACCAATGAATTACCAATTAAAGGTATAAAACCATTAGCTTTTTTATCTGTAAATAAAAATTCGCCTCCAAACATAGGATTCCATCTTCTGTTAATATAGTATGTTATACCATATAAATGTCCATTGTCATCATGCCAATTAATACCAGAACCCTCTTTCATAGAATGAATTAATGGTAAATAATTTTTAATTTTTATTTTATGAAACAAATTGTTCTCCAATAGTATTTTTATTTTTTGAAGAGGCGGATAATTAATATCTAAACTAGTGTTATCAACAAAATTTTTGTAACCGTATTTTAAACTTTCGTGCCAAGTATTTTTTGTTGATTCTAATGATACTAAGTTACTTTTAAATACATCATAATGTAATTTTTTATATGAAGAATAATCTAAAAAATTTTGTATATAATATAATTTATCCGGTATTGAATACACTAATTTCATGATCCTAAAAAACAATTTATTGAATACCTAACACCTTTTGTTACAGGTTCAGTTCCATGAATCCAAATTAATTCTGCAGGGAACAACATACTATCTCCAGTTTTAAAACACTCTTTTACTTGACCATTAAAGAATCTAAACTCTCCTCCTTCATAATCTTCATTTAAATTTAAAGTACAAGAAGCTCTTATATTTCCTCCTACATCAGTATGATCTTCAATACATTCTCCTTTTTTGTATCTCATAATACGAATATTATCCGTTTTGCTAATAGAAGCATTATCAAAAGTAGGACATATATTTTTTTGAATATGTAAAACATAATTAGTTATCATTATTGATAAATACATTTCAGATATATTTAAAGCTTCTTTTATATCTTTATTGGGATTAGTAATTCGTGATAAATTTAGACAGTTAAAATTGTCTAATTTAATTTTTTTATCTTTATATTTATAACTTTGCTCTGGACCTGATAATTCAGAATATTTTTCAAAGGTTTCTATTAGTTTTTGACAAAGATTTTTAGGAACTAATCCATTAATTCGATACTTTAAATCTGTTATTTTATGGTCAAAGGACATTATATTGCATCTTTCATTCTCTATATTTTTAATATATAACACTATTATGGCCTTAAAAAAAGTAGATTTTGCACCTGGTTTTAATAAACAGAGCGTACCTTCAGCTCTTCCCGGACAATGGGTAGATGGAGATTTTGTACGTTTTAGATATACCGCACCTGAAAAAATAGGTGGCTGGGAGCAATTGACCGCTGCATCTAAGACTTTACCTGGCGCAGCTAGAGCACAACTAACTTGGACTTCATTAGTAGGAGAGCGTTACGCTGCTATAGGAACCTCTCAAGGTTTATTTTTATACTATGGTAATGATTTTTTTGATATTACTCCATTAGATACAGCTATTACTGGATGCACATTAACAACAGTTAATGGTTCAAATATTTTACAAATTAATAAGGGATCACATGGTTTATCTAAAGGAAGATATGTAACTTTGTCAGGTGTAACTGTTACAGGTAATTCAGATTATACAGCGGCAGAATTAGAAGTAGCTTATGAAATTTTAACAGTTGCAACAGTAGATAAGTTTACAGTTCAAGCTGTAAGAGCTGAAGGAGGAACAGGCATGACTGCAGCAGGTGCTGCAACTGTTAATCCTTATGTTGAAGTAGGACCAACCTTTCAAACTGCTGGTTATGGTTGGGGTACTGCTTCTTATGGAGATTCCACTTGGGGCACAGAACGATCTACAAGTAATGTAGTTTTAGATCCAGGAAATTGGAGTCTTGATAATTTTGGTCAAGTATTAGTTGCAACTATATTTGATGGTAGAACTTTTACATGGAATGCTGGAGCATCAGGAGCTCGAAGTATTCGAGCGTCACAATCGACATCTGGTTTTGTAACAACTGGTAATCCGACAGCGTCTAGATTTACTTTAGTCTCTGACAGAGATAGACACTTATTTCATTTTGGAACAGAAACAACTATTGGCGATACAACAACACAAGACCCTATGTTTGTGAGATTTTCTAACCAAGAAGATTTAAATACTTATTTACCTACCGCTACTAATACTGCAGGTACTTTTAGATTAGATACAGGTAATGAAATTAGAGCAGCACTCCAAGGTAAAGATTATGTTTTTGTTTTAACCGATAACGCTGCCTATGTAATTCAATTTGTTGGTCCACCTTTTACTTTTAGTGTTAGACAAGTGGGCACTAACTGTGGATGTATTGGGCAACATGCAGCTTCTTATGTCAATGGCGCTATATATTGGATGTCTAATGAAGGCGGGTTTTTTATGTACGATGGTACTGTCAAAGCCTTACCTTGTTTAGTAGAAGACTTTGTATTTACAGTTCAGAATGGAAATTTAGGTCTTAATTTCAATTCATCTGATGTAATTTTTTCTTCACCAAATTCTTTATATACTGAAGTAAATTGGTTTTATCCTAAATCAGGATCTGATCAAATTGATCGATGTGTGACTTACAATTATCAAGAAAATGTTTGGACCACTTCATCATTAGATAGAACTACTTACGCTGATCAAGGTGTTTTTGTTAAACCTTATGCAACGGATTATGAATCTACAACCACTCCAGTGTTTCCAGATATACTGGGTATTACTAATTTATACGGAGCCTCAATATACTACGCTCATGAAGTAGGAAATGATCAAGTTAATAGTTCAGGCAGAAGCTCAATCAATGCTTTTATTAGATCTGGAGATTTTGATATTGATGATGGTGAATTATTTATGTCTATGAGAAGATTTATGCCAGACTATAAATTTTTAGTGGGAAACTCTAAAGTAACTTTATTTATATCAGACTACCCCTCTGATGTTCAATCTGGTTCCCCTTTAGGTCCCTTTACAATAACAACCACTACTGATAAAGTAGATACTAGAGCGAGAGGAAGACTACTATCTTTAAAAATAGAAAATGATGCTGCAGGTGAAACTTGGCGTTATGGTAGTTTTAGAATGGATGCTCAACCAGACGGAAGGAGATAACATG